AAGATGCAGCCCCTCCCCCTTGACTATAACAATATTTCCCAGGTGAAGATAGAGTCTTCCCGCTCTGCTGGGATAATGATAAATAGTGAGAACTTCCAGGAGTGGTTTGACGAGACAATAATAGACTACACTATCCAGGCGACTAAGAAGATAGCTGGCACCTCTGTTAGGGTGAATACTCTGGAGCTGATAGAGCGTCTCCAAAAAGAGATAGCGGACAAGCCGGGCCTTGTGTATGACCCTAAGATGTTTGACCCAATAAAGATAGTCCATAAGATGGCCATTAAAGCCGAATCCCGTGCCCCTGGGACTGATCCCACAAAGACTCGCATAATATTTGTAGTTTGTGCCATGAAAACCTTCATTGACCGCATAGCATTTGAGCCTGCCATGAAGAGATGCTATAGTCGGGGCGCCAACGGCATCGGCCACAAGTGGCTTGGAGGGGGTGCTAGGAGGTTTGCAGACATATTTGGTGCTCATTCCCCTGATGGGAAGTTTTTTGTCGCCCTTGACATCTCAAAATTCGATCAGTCCGTCCTCGCCTCCCTTCTGATGATCTGCATGTTCCTCCCTTGGTTCCTCTACGATAGGAAGTCTCCTGACTTCCCCGTTCTTGAGAAGCTTATACTTTGGTCCCTCTCGAACTCCGTTGCCAAAGTGGTTAAGTGGTTTGGTGATGAGTGGCGTCTTATCTTTGGACTCATGTTTTCTGGTGAGCTCCTTACGTCAATTGGTGACAGCTGGTATCTTGAGGTTATCTTTGAGTGTTTTGACATGTACCTGATGTCTATAATCCCTGATTGTGACAAGGACCTCTTTCGCCGGTGCTACCGTAGGTTCAAGGACTACGGTGATGATGGCCTTCTTGGGATGGCTTTGTCGTTCCTCGGCTCTGTTGCATCTGGCCCTAAGAACGAGCCCACTGTCCTCCAGTTCTACCTTAGGGTGTACTGGCACATGGACCTTAAGATGTCCGATTCTTACATATGTGCTGATACTGATGAGCGCCCGGACATGTCCCTTAGTTGTTTCTTTACTCAGCTTTCTCACTCGTGGGGCGGTGAGGAGATAGCTTACACTGGCCCGCGGTTTCTCAAGCGCTACATAATTCGGATGGACATTGGGTATGGGGTTGAAGACGTTCCCTGGAGACCCACTATTGACTACTTCTCTAAGGTTTCCTGCGTTTCCGGCAATAATGAATCCGTCCCCCTCCACCTTATTCGTCTGCGTGCTCTCGCCATGGACACGTTTGGAACCAACGAGCGTGCCTATGAGTTTCTTAAGAATGCACATGATTTCCTCCAGAAGATAGCGGGCACTGATCGTGTCAACCTTATTGTAAACAGCATTCTTACTAGGGTTATTGAGGGGGATATAGACGGTATCCCAGCCGAGGATTTGCAAATTTATGATAGAATTGGTGGCCCCGAGGGCGCTAGGGTGATGATTGTTGGTTTTCCCACTCTCCAGGACATCCGAGCCCGCACAACCTATGACGGGGACAAGCAAGACTGTATTACTAGCGAGATCCGCGAACGGATTTTCCGCACTGCTCGCGGGCAGAT